GAGGCCCCAGGCCCAGTGGTTATTATAGCCCTTGTATTCAGGCTGTAGCCTGATCGACGTGCAGCCCGCCGGGGTGGTGAATGTGAAGTCCGGGCGGGTCCACGCCGCAGACATTGGGACAACAGCCAGAAGCACGTTTGCCCCATTCGAGTTGTCGTAAACGCGCATATCGCCAGCGCCGCCGCCCTCACTGTCATAGACAAACCATCCAGCGACATATGCCGTTGACGGGGTGACTGTGATGTTCTGATAAAACTGTGTAGTCCCGCCGCCTGGGGTAAGCAGTTCCGCTGTCGTGGTCCCGTCCGGTGCCGTGTGATCATTCGCTGTAATGACAACAGAAGACGCAATCCATGCCGCGTGGTCCAGCTCCTCAGACCTGACTGCAATATTTGTTGCCGAACCCTCAACCAGAAGGCCGCGAGAGGCCAGAGAGACCGGATCGTGGTCAATCCGCGCGGTGTCCGCTGCATAGCTGGTCAGAACGCCCGATGAATTGAAGGCCATCGCCGTTCCTGCGCGGGTGAAACTGACTTCCGCAGGCAAGCTGGACGTGAAATCGAGCGTGGTGCCAGATGCTGCCGCCGTGATTGCAATGCCGAATGCGGTGTCGTCCGATCCGCCGCCGTTTGTGCCACGCACAATAATAGCCACACTTGCGGCAACGGTTGTTGGTGTGCCGCTGATAATCCCCGCCGATGACAGGCTAAGCCCCGCAGGCAGAGCCGCAGACCCCGGTGCAAGGGCGTATGTAATGCCTGTGCCGGTGAAGTCCGCCGATACATCGAGCGCCGTGATTGCCGTATCTTCAACCCATGACTGATCTGAGATTGCCCCCGCTGCGACAGGTGCTGACGGAACCACAACAGGCGAACCAGAACCAGTTCCGAATGGTAGGCCGGCATTATTCGTGCGGGAATTCTTACCCTTAGCGTAAATCATTTCTCGCCTCACATCGCCATGTGACGGAATTTTGTCTCTAGCCCGCGGTTCCCTTCTGCGCCTTGGTAATGAACCGTGAGGCCATCTGAGAACGCAACCTTCTCGCCCTGCCGAAACGGAATGTATGTGGTCCCGCCATCAGTGCTGAACGAGACAATGCCTTGTTCAACCCAGAAAAGGTGGTCCGCGCCAGAAAGAGCTACACTTCCCGCAGTGCTTGGGGCGATGGTGACATTAGCCATTTTTTTCTCCTATGTTTTGATGCAGGCCAGAAGGGCCACGTTGCGAGGCCTGGTCTCGACCCCACCTGTTGATTCTGTTGTGTGCGTAAAGGGTGACGGATCATCGGCCGCAGAGTTGTCGTCCACGTCAATGAGGCCTGTCACGGATCCGCTGTCGCCAAATGTCATATCGTGAGTGTGGCTTTTGAATTCGTCAGATTGGGACGAGCCGAATACCCGGCCGGCATCTATCCCACGTCCATCATCCCACCCCCGGATGAATTCTCCGCGCAAATCAGGAAGGTTGAACGTAGTCGCCCCGTCGCCAGCGCCGTGAACTGTGCCGATCCGAGCGAACAGCGAAGCATATGTTACCCGTGACACCGCAGACCCGTCACAAGAAAGAAAACCTGTCGGCGCCGTGCTCAAGGCAAACCAGCATACCATTCCAGAAAAGTTGAGAGTGGCAACGTCGCTTAGGCCAAGGTTGGCTCTTGACGTTGCCACGCTTGACACATCATTTAGGTTGTTCGCCCCCAACATATCGCCTGTTCCAGCCCCTGGGGTTCCTTTCGCGGCGAAAATTTCCCAATAGGTATTCCCAAGGTCAGTCGCCCAAATACCTGACGTGTGTGCGACCTTACAAACGTAAGACGACCCATCATATTGAACAATGTCTGAAAGTTCATAATCAGTGGCAGTCAACCACGAGCCCTTGTTTTCCAGAATGCTGTTTTCTGCCGCTTCTGCCCCTGTTTGCGCGGCCTCTGCGGCAACCTGTGCAGCCTGTGCAGCAAGGGCATTCGCTTGTGCTTCTGCAATGTCCGAAGCGTCAGGCCCAGCTTCGATGCCGCTTTCTGTCGCAACAATTGCCTTGCCGGCATCAATATTAGCCGGGGAAATTTCGGTGAACAGCCTGACGCTTCTGTGCGTATCTCTGCGCAGGTCAGAAACAACGGACCACAAGCGGGCAAGTTCATCATTCATTTGAGCTACAAGCCCAGCACCATTGATATAGTCCACGCTACGTTCTGGGACCAGATCGCTGTCAATCACAACAACATCGCCAATTTCAAGGGGCGTATCAAAAGTAATGCTCGCGTTGTCGTCGTATCCATCGGTGTAGGACGAGCTCAGAGTAAAATTGGTTGCCTGGGTGCCATTCAGGTAGACCTTGATCGCGTCATCATCAAAGAGGCGGAAGGACAGATCAAACGGGCCTGCAATTGCAGACGCCAGAGTGATCGTCGTAGTGCGGGGTTCATTGGGTAATGTAGCCATGAAGAAGAATTGACAGACAGGTAATATTTCCCAAATGCACGGCTATTTTCAGGTGGCCCGGATAATCAGCGTATTCGCAGTAAATGACCCGCCGATATATGAGGATCCCGAGTTGTTGTGAAACTTGAACGAGACCGTGTTAGCCCCTGAAATCCACGCCTGCATGGTGATCCCGTCTGGCAATTCTGATGTAAGCGAAGCAAAAAGGAAGTCGCCCGTTTCTGCGCCCGTCAGCGTGGCAGTCTGCACATTTCCAGAACCAGCGGCGATTGATGGGACAGTAATCGACAGGTTCCCTATGAGAACGGACCCAACGGTTGCCGCACCAGAGAAAACCAAACTTGTCAAAACAGTGAGCTGGTTAACTGTGCCAGTTGTCGCGCTCAGGGTCTGGATTTCACTGGCGTTGAAATCGTGATCCCCATCGTCCCGCGCCACATCTTTCAGGAAGTCTTCACGGGAACAGCCTTTTGACCTGTCGCCAACGCCCCCTGTTTTATAAACCGGAATAAGAATATCATCTGACACTTCGGAAGCGTCCATTGATGGCAGGTCTGAAACTTCTGGATTTGGCATAGTAACCCCTCTCTTCGGTCAGAACATTGCCACACCCGCCATTTTCACCAATGCACTACTGACCCAAGACCTGTGAAAGGTCAGGCGCACGAGAAGGGATGGGGCTCCCCGGCATCCACCACTCACCGTTCCCGTTCCTATTCTCCCTGCGTTGTGCCTTCTTACGCATCGCATCCGCGCTTTCTGGATCAAGGAACAGTTGGAGTTGGTCCCACAACAAGCGGTCAACCGCCGGGCCCAATATGGGGGTCTGCGCCATTGGCATGTAACGCTTACCAACAGTTGCGATCTCTTTTGCAAGGTCAGTTTCTTCACCCGTGGCGAACTGGTAGGCATTCTTGAAGGTCATATCCCATGTATCGCCAATCGCTTGAGGAACAGGGCCAGCAACATACTCGCCAAACCCTCCGCCCCATGACGATTGCCCGGTATTCACGAGATCGCCAATAATGCCAAACCCTCCGCCCTTTAAGGTAGCTTTGGGCCAGAAGGACACGTCATCCATAGCCATCGGGTCGTTACCTTTAATAATCTCTGCTAACTGCAAAGAGACCGCGCCCATGATCGTTGCCCCGGCCACAAGGTTTAAGCCATACCCAATTTTTCCGCCAATCGTCGGCTGCGCAGAAATGCGCCTGATCTGGTTTACCGTGAAGGTCATCGAGAACGATTTGAACATCAGGCCAGACTTCATCACCTCATATGGAATGGACCCCGGGGAGAGGTCGCGGCCTGCCGGGTCAACATATCCTCTGGCAAGCAGGCTCTGAGTCGGAACCGCAAATTCTGTCTGTTCTTCCACCATCGACTGCATTTTGAAGAAAATATCATCGGCCGCACTGGCGGGAAGGTCGGTTGTCTCCCTCCAATACATCGGGCTTGCAAATGTCGCGCCATTTCCTGCGGTGAACAGGTGTTCAGCATTTGTGAATGCCGCCCAATCCGCTTCTGTAACGCCTTTTTCGCGGAGCAGGGCTTGCAAGGTGGAGTCAACGTCTGAGAGTTTCAGGCCTGCTTGTGAAGCCATATATCCTGCCATTTCCATCTGAAAGGCAATTCGTCCAGTGTCAGTCCAGCCTGAAAGGCCTTGAATCCTCATGGAAGCACTGGAAAGCCTTTCCGCAACCTCTGCCGGCGGCACCTCTGCATGAAACCGCGCCAAAGCGATCCCAGGGTCTGCCAGTGTGTCAGCTATCCACCCGGCCCGCATTGCTTCATCCCGAGACATTGACGACGCCATAAGGTCAACATGTCGTTTAAGGACATTCTTTGGGTTCATACCAACAGATGACGCCGCAAGCCTCATGGTGTTCATATCAGACACAGACGCCAGGATTGCCCGGTCAAGGAAAGCCGCTGTCATCACATGCCTTGCAGAGCTCATAAATGTGGAAACGTAATCTTCCATGAGGGTTTCAGGCATCCCGCCACCACTTTCCACCTTGAACATTTTAACCGCATAGTTCCCGTTCCCTTCAATTTTTCTTGGATCAAGCCCCTCTTCTCGGGCTCGCTTCGTTGCCAATTGCAGTTGGTATTCAATTCCAAGGTGCGGGTTCGGGCCAAACTCTCGCATAGCAACAATATCACGGGACATTTTATGGACGTGGCCCATCAGAGACTTGTAAGGATCCCCTGAACCATATTTTTTGTTGTATTTGATCCAAGCGTCAGCATTTTTGAAATGCAAGGTTCTCTCTTGCGCAGCGCGACGATACAGCGCCGAGCCCTTCGGGCGGCCATAAACCGCTTCACGGCTTCCCGTCCCGTATGAAATATTGTTGTAAATATCTTCCAGAAATCTGCGCTGCGTTTCAAGTGAGGGTGGCGGGGCACCGTCTGGTTGGAATGGGCGACCTGTCATGTGATCTTCGATTTTGGACCAATTTATGTCGTCCTTAATGTCATTGAACCACTGATCGAACTTAGCCAATGTTACCGCGCGTCTGTTGTGAGTGTGCGGAAGTCCCCAATTGTCGAGTTTCCCAATAATTCCACCAGCTTCATTGAACATGAGCCTCATGTCTTCCAGGGCCTCACGGACGCCTTCGGCAAGCGCCAGGGCCGCAGCATCGCCAGTTGATTCACCGTGAAGCTCACGCACAATGTTTTTCATCTGCGCCGGCTTCTTCACTCTCCCTAGAATGTCCCTGTGGTGTTCTTTCAGGAACGCGGACAATCGGCCGTTAAATCTCCTCACAAGTCCTCTCGCCTTATAGTCCAGATTCTCAACCGACTTAGTTTGGTGCGACCCAAGGTCAGATGTTTGCGTGACCCCCAATTGAAGTTTTCGGTTGTTCGCAATCCGCGACAAGTAAACATGTCGCTTTTCTCCAAACTCTCTTCTCAAGGCTTCTTTCACATCATCCCCGGCCATTGCCTCTGCGTTGTGCCGAGAATACCCATCACGCTCGTATCGGTCTGAGATTTCTTTCCACATACGTTGCGCACGTTCCCCCCGAGCCCGGTCAGCCTCATTCGCGCCAATAGCCACATTCATACAATCAAAGAAACTCATGCTTTTGGTCTCCCACACTGGTCCGCAATTTCAACAAAGTTCTGATCGGCATCGAGTTCTTCAAAAACCTCTGAGGCTTTTCGCTCACCCAACCCGTCGCCTAAATCGACTGTAAAATCGCCATCAGAAACGATTTCCACCTTCATATCTTCTGCAACGGTGTCTTGAAATTTTTGTGTTTCCGGTGACGCCGGGTCAGAGAACATGTCTCGCTGATCCCGTGCGCCAGTATCAAAGAGCCCTATATCAGGCTCTGCGTTCCCCCCGCGCATTGGCGCGTTTTGCGCAGCGTTTAGCCTGTCGCGCTGAGTTATTGGCGCAACACCATCAATTAGGGTTTGTTCGCCTGCCCCGGTTTGCTCAGATAGGGGGCCGCGATCAGCCGCATCATCTTGGCCGCGTTCCGCCGCCCGTCTTCCGGGTGTTTCTTGTCCTGACGTATCTGGTCGAACTTCTCCCACAGGGATTTCTTCCGCGGGCTCATTTCCTCTGACGGGTATGGGGTCATCCCAGGGGATTTCGACATTGGACTGTTCCTCCATTTTTGGGCGCGACAGTTCGAAGTCAAGTTCGCGTTCGGCAACCCTTTCTACCAGATAATCAGCATCGCCGCCATAGGCCTGCAATTCGTGAACGATTTCTGACATTTGCTCGTCTGATAATTCATCAGCATACCCACGCTTCCTCAACCACCAATAGACGTCATTTGCGATTTGTTCTTTTGCAACGTCTTCTGCTTGTTCAAAAAAGTATTGGTTGTGGTCGATATACAGGCTGTCAGGGTCAGGGTTCGGGACGTTTTCTGTGAAGTCCTGGGTGGCAGTCCTCCCTTCGATAAGGTCATTCAGCACCTGTTCTTGCTCAAGGACGTCATTCCTTGTTCTGAGCCAAGATGCATCTCCTTCAATGTCCCGAACAATCAAGTCAAGGAGGCCGTTACCGTCCAGATAGTTATCGCCGTATTTGGTCCCCGTGGCGTCCATAATCCCCGGAAAGACTTCTTCCATTTCAGAGGCAACAAGATTGTCCAAATCTTTGCGCCCCTTTTTCGAAAATAGGCCCGGAACAGTCCGAGAGGTAACGCCCCTTGCTTTCAACTCTTTCCCGATTGTCCCGTCTGGGTGGATCTGCAAACTTTCAGCAGCGATCCCCCCAGAACCGGGAAGGCCCTTTGCCCTGTGAGAGTTTCGCAGAAAATTGATTAGGGGTTTTGTCCCTACAGCGTCATTTTTGACAGCTTCTGAAAGAGCATTTTGCGCGAGTTCAATCAGGTCTTGGGCCGGATTTGGTTGCTCTGTGCGGCCATCAACAGGGGGTAGGCTTTCTGTTGTGATCTGGTCACTATCGCGCAGAATTAGAGGCTCACGGTCAGTTGCCGCATTGGGTTCTGGTTTTGAAGCCTTTGCAATCTCATTGATCTTTTCAATTGGGTTCGGCGTGTCGCTTTCAAGAATATCTTCTGCCCGGTCAATAAGAGAGGACAGTTCGATTTCATCAACATCAGCAGGTAGGTTTCTGACAGCATTGCGGCCCTTCCAGAGGATCACTCCACGCCTTCCTGCATCAACGGCGCCGCCAATAATCGCGCCACCAGCCGCCGCCATAGAAAGTTGAGTCGCCACGTTTGGCTCTGGAATATCCAGACGTTCCGCCATCCTGAATTGCGCAGGAAGAAATGCAGCCTCTGCGGCCGTGTTTATCATAGCCTCACGCCCCATAACTCGGAAGATAGACCCCGGACCACCGCCCAGAAGCATGAATGGCAGGTTCTTCACATCTACAGTGATCCCCGCCATCCCGCCTACAAACCCAGATACCCCCTGCCCCCAAGGCATCATTTCGAGCGTCTGCACAGCGTCTTCATGCTCTGCCTTCATGCGCTCAGTCGCCGTGTTGAACATTCCTTCCTCTGACAGATCAATATCAGCCCATGCATCAGGATCGGATTGGGCCGACGCACGGGCCATTTCCATGACCCGCTCTGTCATCGCATAGCCTTCTGAATGGAATGCCTCTTCAATTGAATTTGGCGCTTTTCGGATATGATCGTATGCCCCAATGCCTTCACCCTTGCTTACGATTGCATCAATCCCAAGCCTCTCTGCCGCACGATAGGCTACGTCATCCTCTGACTTTCTGAATTCTCTGTGTGCTTTGAAATTCGCGTCATTTTCCACCGAAGAAACAGTGAAGGCGGCACCAAGGCCGCCAGAAAGTCCAACAAGGTCAATGTCAGGGTTGCCCCCCTTAATTTTTGGCGGGGCCGCCGGAGCGTTCAGGAAATATGTCACTCATTTGCCTCCATTAGCTTTTGAAGATCAAAGAAAAAGACGTCGCCATTTCCGTCTGTGACGTTCGCCGCGGTTCCGCTACCGGAAACGAGTTCCATTCGGTAAAGATTTCCGCCTGCGGGCACGAGTTTGATTGCGCCGGACTCAACGTAATTTTCAGGGATTGGTTTCCCGTTGAACATGGGGGTGCCGCCGTGAACAGCAGCCTTTTCCCAAGCATCAACATCAAGGCCAGTATAAACTTCATTCCCAGACAGAGCCGCCCCGAGATTGCTAAGCCCCCCGAAAAAGCCACCACCGTTGCGTGTGCCTCCCATAGCCATTGATACAGCCAAATCAGCGTCTTTTCCTGACACGCCCATTGGTAACAGGACGCTGTGCCCCATAACCTCCTGTGAACCGCCGAGAATATCGCCGTTTTTGGATTTTGTCTGACCAAGAACGCTTTGAATGGATTCTTCCATGAGAATTTTTGCGGCGTCTGACTTTGGGTCAATACCCTGAGCTCTTGCGGCATAGATAGCCGTTGCCCCGATCATAATCTCCTTTCTGGCAGCCAGTTCATTTGGAACGCCTGAAAGAGCCGCTGATACGCCCGCACTGAAATGTTCAATCCGATCCGACTTTTTGGGCATTTCAACCAGCCCTTCGTCAAGCATCTGTTGTCCCCTGAACATTTCCTCTGCGGTCTTCGCGTCACCACCAAGAGCAGACCGCTTTCCCGCAATCATCGCCAGGTCATCACCGTCAATTTCTTCAAACACTCTGACAGCATCAGGGCCAAACCCGGCCACGATTGCGGCGGCCATCGCCGCGCGGATTTCAGTAGGTGTTCCCTTCCCCATCGCCAAGGCAATTGACTCGGCCTCTTCTTTGCTCAGGTATGACGGGGATTTGATGTAGCCATCTTTGACAAGATCATTCCCATACTCACGGCGTTTCGCAAGAGCGTCGATAAACTTCTCTTCATCGCCAGACGATAAGTCAGATATTGGCGGGGGCGGGTTTTCATCTGAAAGAACATCGCCCGCGTGTTTTATCGGATCCTCGCCCCAAGCCTTTCTGTTCTCTTTCGCGGCAGTTTGGGCAGCTTTGAGAATATCAACTTCCCATTCTTCCCGAACGCCCGCTTCGGCCATAGATGCCAAGGCTGCGGCCTGTTCATCCGGGGTCATTTTCAGAAATTCTGGCAGGTTATCTCTAAGGGCGACATGGGCTTCGGCCTCTCGCGCCAGTTCTGGGTTCGTCGCTTGGACGGACGGATCAAGCAGTATGCTTTCATCCTCTGCGTGGCGCCCGTTCTTGGCCGCCTTTATGATAAGTTTGAGTTGATTTTTGTGGCCGTTTGACGTCGCCGTGGCTCTGCCTGAAACGAGACTTTCAGCATCCCTTTGTGCTTTGAGAAACACATTGGCAGATTGCTCCTCTGTCCATGCCACACCGGGAAGCGCCTCACGAGCTTGCAGAATGCTATCAAGTCTCACGCGCACAGCCTCGGCCTCCTCTGCGTTCCCAGAGGCTATGGCTTCCGCGTATTCATTTGACCACCTGTCCACAAGGGCCTTTGAGGAATTGTTAGCTCTGGCTCTGGTGTCCTTTTGCTTGTCTTCCATGATGCCCATCTGACGCCGCGTTACCTCGCCTTCAAGGACGTCGCGCAGGTCTGATTTGAGGTGATCAGGGGCACCTTCAACAATGCTGTTGACGTATTCCTTGCCAGCCTGCCAGAACCCATCTGGATCAAGCAGAAACTCATTAGACATTTGCATCAAATCGACCGACCCGCGTTCCATCATTTCAGCTTGATAGGCTACGCCGGCCGCAGCGTTGTGAGCGCGTAGGGCTGGCCCTGAGTATGGGGAGTAGCGACGGGCTTCCAAAGCCCCCTCAGACGTCCGAACAATCGCCGGTTCATGCGTTCCGCCACGGGAACCAGCCTCTTCGATATGCCAAGGCTCATTTGATAAAGGGAAATGCATCCCGAATGATGGGGCGTTGTCATGGAACCACTTGCGGGTTTTGTCACTCCCATATCTCAGGTCTGCCGCCTGACCGCTTCCGTGCTTTGATCGCCCCGGGGGGGCCACCCATTTACGGGCCTTTTCCGGTGAACCATATTTTTTAAGGGCGTCTTGCCAGAGTTTCGCCTGCACCTCGTCCGACCTGTAGCCAGACCCGATTTTGACGTCTGCACGAATGTCGTCAGGCGCTGCGGCAAGCATCGCAGCCAAACCGCCGCGAAATCCAGATGACATACCAGTGATTGCGTCCGGGCGAGTGCCGCCACCAACTACGAACGGAGAAAAATCAAAATCATCACCTGACCCAAAGCCGGAAGGAGTGCTGTTCCCGATCTGCCTTTTGGCAATTTCGCGGCCATGCTCTTTCCCCAAAGACTTCATTTCATCTACCGCGCCGGGGAGCAGTTCCTGATAGACAGAATTAAGGCCATCCGCCAAACCACGAAAGGCCGCCCCTCCATCTGGTGCGACCTGTCTGAAATTTGAAACGGGGTTTGCGCGAACAATCTTGTTCAGTTTTGCCATTTTCAGCCCTTGTAATATTGGTGAAGGTCAAACAACGATGGGCCCGCCTTCAATGAACCGCCAATAAGAGCGCCAGTTGCACCCGCCCCAGCGTTTTTCCCCTGCATTCTCCAATCAGCGGACTCGGCCATCCGGTTCCCGACCTGAATGCGCCTCTCTCTGGATCGCGTTGCCCTGAGTTCCTGAACCATTTCATTTGTCCCGACGCCGGGACGTTGCTGATTAGCCCCCATCGCCGCCCTGAGTGTGCCTAACTCGCTTTCCAACCCTTGCCGTGCCGTGGTGTCGGTCTGCAAGGCTCTGGTGCGCCCGATATAGCTGTTAATTTCGGCGCGTTCCTGTTGCCCCTTCGCCGCCCCGAACCCGGCAATCCCCTGCGCGATAGGTGCGGCCGCCTTAGCAAACATCATAGCTTCCATTAACCCTGGACCTCCTGCCCAATTGCCAGAACCCTGAATGGGCCCGGTCTGTTTTTCCGAAATTCGATTTCAGGATGATCCCTGTTCCCGAGAACCGAGAACTTAAAGACCTTAGTTTGCAGTTCTGGTGGCGATGAAAGGTCATCCCCGAATGAAAAACCGCCAACCGTTGTCGTGGTTCTGTTGCGTATTGCCTGAAACCCGAGCGTGTTCTGGACAGAAACTGACACCCTTGGGGTTCTGACCCTGACCATCCCGACGCGCTTACTTTCAACGTGCTCGACAGCCCACGGTTTGACTGATGCGATAAAGTTAATCCCAATCTGCCGAACCCCGGAAATGTCTGGCTCACCCGTAACTGTCCCGTCAGATTTTACGATATGATCCCCACCGTCAAACCCGTTGGCATAGTAACTCACTGTCACCCCGGGAAGATGCGAGAGAACAGGTGTTCTAACAACGAGAGGTGTTCCGTTAACTTCTAGTTCTTCGCCATTCACGGACAGGTTTTCGACAGCAGACGGGCCCTGTGTTTCAACCGCGCAATCCATAAGGGCCTCTGCCGAGAACCGTTCAAGGAAGCGAACAGTCCCGCCCGTGACCTGCCTGTCAACAATCGCCCAATACCCGTCAAAAATTGGCGACACGTTCACGAATTCTCCATTGGTATCCCAAGGCGCGAACCCGATATTTTCATCTTTCAGGTTTCCCTGCCAGGACATGGCAGCAAGTGTGCCATCACCATTCACAACGAACATGAACTTTTCATCAGAGGATGACCCGAGAGAAGGGCCGCAAAGTCGCTTAGGGTTGTTGATTTGATGCGAGTGGAAAGTCGTCAGCGGCCGCGTTGACCATTTCAGATACACGTTCCCATCGAGCATTGCCGCGGAAACACGGCGGCCAGAGGCTTCAACGAAAATCACACCATCATTCACTTTGACGGGCTTTATCTCACTGGCCCCGATTTCATCCACAAACACGGTATTGAATGTGGAAGGCGAGATAACGCCGTTTTCCCGAGCCGGGACATAATAAACGCCGTTGTCAGCGAGAAGGAGAAGATCACCCATGTTGATTGCGTGAAGCCACCTTGGGGCACTATCACCAACCTGCCGGATAATCGCATCATCGTCTTCTGCGCCAACATCAAAGTCATCAATACCACGCGATGAAGACAGGGCCACCAAATCTGGGACTTGGGGGAAGTCGATAAGAACCAACCGGCCAGACACAGCCGCCGCAGACTGAGGGAACCCCCTATGCTTTGACATTAAGGGCTCGTCCCATATTGGCGACGGTAGGGGTGTGACCTCTGTTGGCACCCCGACAACCTTTGAAGATCCGAACGGGCTTGAAAGTTCTTCGTCCTCAGAGGGGCCTTCGAAGAAGTGAATCGTTGCCACTAGCAGGGTTAGCCCCGTTATGCTGATCACGAGACCCTTAAAGTCCGTGTCGGCGCCAACAACAATATCGCCAATACGAAAGGCTGTTGAATCCTCGACTTCGACAGAAAAGCTAGGCGGCAGTTCATTGACAACATTGCCCCGCAAGGCTGTTGAGCTCAAAAACTCAGTCACCTGAATCTCGCGCATCCCATACCGGATCCTCAGACCAACATAGTCGGCTGTCCAAAGGGGCTTAGTCGCGGTGACTGTGATTGTGCCGTTTTTTGCGGAAGGTTGAATTGAATGGTCCTTTTCGAAAGCCCAATAGGCTTGCGCAATCTCGCCCCCGGATGCGTCAGCAAACTGATATTCCGTGAAGTCCCAACCGCCATCATCATTGTAGTCAAGCTCACGCAGAAACCCAGCGCCACCAATGACTGTTTTCTCGCGGAAATTCTGCGCCCAGACACCTGCGGCCTCTGACCAAGGGACAGAGTTTTCAGTGTGGACAATAAGCCCTGCGGGGTCGCAAATCTGGAAAGAGTTGTCGTTAATAATCAAGCCAAACTTCAAACCCGTCTTAGGCCTGATTTCGATAATGTCATCGGCGTCAGTCAGCGTCCTGACGTAGAATGTTCCGGGCCGGGATTCTGTTGCCCTTGTAGGCAATGACTTCATATTCCTTGCCGCCCTGACAGATTGCTGCCGAACCTCAAGATCATCACCTTCAAGGAAGTCCTCTCTGATTTCCATGAAGGTAAAGCTGCGCTGCATGATAGTTTTTTTGAACCTAGCCACGTCTGTTCCTCGCGCTCGCTATACGGCCCTTTTTATACATTTTCTGGGGCGTTCTGGCTTTCGAAGAGTGTGTTCTGGCGCGTTGGAAATATTCCTCTGCATCATTTTCAACGTGTGAGGCTTCGCTGAATTCTTCTTTGATTGAGCGAAGTATCAGGGCTTCGAGTTTTTTCTGAACGCCCATCGTGAAATTGGCCGACCAAAGGTGTTCACTCGCAACCGAAATATATTCGATATAGCAGCCACCGGGGCTGTTCACATGAACATGCGTCCCGTCCTGAACCCATTCGATTTCAACCCGCTGATCGCTTTCGACAACCCACAGTCGCCTTACGTGCAAGGCCCCTGCCGGGACAAGGAACGCATCATCGAACCCGAATTTCCCGTCTGATCTGGTGACAAGGTGCTGTTGAGACTTGGTGAAATGATAGTTCCCGTCCTCTAACTCTGCCTCAACAATGTGAGGCCAGTTACTGACCAGAACCCGCCATTCGATTGAACCATCGTTCTCTACAGAGATACTTTCCTGACCTTGGGCCAGAAGTGCGGCATCCATAATGCCGATCATTGAAAATTGTGTAGCCATGCGCGGATATTCTGCGCCAGGAACTTTTTTCCAAATGCACGAATAGAAAAGGCGGGCCGAAACCCGCCTTTCCAAGGAACCCAACTCCCACTTAGGAGGATTGCTGCTCGCTGGGTTCTTTCCTTTGCTCTGGCGCCTGATCTTTCCCTTCTGGCGCATCCGATTCCGCATTATCGGGCGTGAGGCTATACATGAATTCTTCAAGAGCCTTGACCTGCTCCATAAGCAGGGAGATCGCATCCCCCATACCGGACGCATCATTTTCAAGAGATTCGATGCGGTCAGAGAGTCCGTTGTCATGGGCCTGAGCCTTGGCCGCGACTGCGCCCACCTTTGACACGGCCGCAACTTTTCGCTGGTGGGCTGCGATTTTCTTTGCGTCACCCTGCGTTGCCGGCTTCATCCAGGCGCTTGAAAAGGCCTCAACCCTGATCGTGTGGCGGCCTGATTTAACAAGCCCCTTGCCTTCGATCGTCCCAACCCCTGTCAGAAACACGTCTGCAAAGACTTGCTCTTGAGGCTTAGGCTTTGCCGATTTGGTAGAAATTGTCGCCATTAGGTGTTTACCTCCGTCCCAATGGCGACAGTCATTTTGCCAGCCGTAGCATTTGAACCGCCTACCGTGTAGCGAACCGCAACGTAGTCCTTCAACACCCCATCAGGGAATGTCCGTGTGAAGCTGGGGCGGTAGCCCGCGACCAGATCAGCAGCAGCAATAGCGACGGATGATGCCATAACCGTTGAGGATGACATATCCGCATTGTCAGACGTTTCGAGCGTGATTGTCAGGCTCGTCAGCGTGGCGAAATCTTCGACCACCTGAATGAGCACGGGAATTGCCGTGCCGGGACCAAGGTTTCGGTCCAGAGCCCCGGATTCACCATATACGGTTCCCGCGTCAGGCAGTTTGATTACATTCTCTGACAGAGCGGTTGCCGTAACCGCCTGGTTTTCAGAGAGAGTGAGATTTTTATCAAGGATCATGTGTGTTCCCCCTTAAATTACACGGGCTTCTGAATTGATAAGCGCGTCAGTTTCACGGATCGGAATATTCCGATAGCTCAGGACTTCTTTGCCTTGAATTTCCATCGGGCGAAGTCGGGCGAAATTGTCAGACGCACCAGAGTTTGTTCCTTCGGCGTCCAGGGCTTCGATGATGTCACGATTGGCATACATCACAAGGTTGGACGTCGCCGTTTGATCTCGAACCTTGCTCACCCGGCGCTGGTGCAACTTGTAATAAGCATTGCGCAGGAACTTGTATATATCCACGTTGCCCGCTTTCAGAGCGGAAATATCAATGTTTGCAACGCGCGAAATCCGGCGCCAATCTTTCACGGCGAAGCCAAGGTGCGCAGAGATCAATTCTTCTTTTACAAAGTATGGATCACCGTTTGCGTCTGTAACGCGCTGTTCGCCTTTGTCTTCCTGCTCGATGCCCCCGGAAGTTCCTTCTGGATAGAGAGCGCACAGGCCCTCATCGCTCCACTCCGCGAACCAGACAGACGTGTTGTCTGATCCTGTTCCGCCGGCGTCAACAATCTGGTTTCCAGAACCGCTGGTCGCAAGTGATCCGAACCGTGAGCCAAGCCCCCGCGGCAAACGCGCGTTTGTAGCCGAGTCATGGTAGAACAGAGCGGTCACAAGTTCTTGAGCCATTGACTCAACATGTGGCCGGCTTTCAGACGCCCGGAACAACGCTTCGTCTTTTGCCAATTTCAAAAGCCGCTTATCCACAGATGAAAGGGCCTCTGCAAATCCGGTAGTGTCTTCGACCTGTTGTGTGGATGATTTGGATTGCGGGATACCGGCATACAGTGCGCCCCAGGCCACATCTGGCAAGCCGGTGCGGATCGCATGGGTATGCTTGGTCCCATTGTTGCATTCCATATACATGAAGTCGGTCAAAATATCCTGGGACGTATCATTGAGCATTTCAATGATTGTATATGCCCCTGTTTTGCCCGCCCGTTTCAGGTCATCGACCAGTGAAAGGTGGGTTTGTGTAAGCGTCGTCATATTTTCTCCTTACGATGCTGAGCTTGGGTAGCGAGCGGCAAGCGGGTTTGCTTCCGGTTCTTCGAGTGGCGTTGGCAATGGGTTCGACAACGCTCTTGGTGCGAGCAGCTTTTCAAGCGCCTTGACCCCATCCGCCGTTCTGGTTGCGTCTTTCAGCGCCACGGCCATTTCAGGGGGCAGACGTGATTCAAGGGTGCGTTCGATATTGGCAATGCGAGATTTCGCGGCAGTGCCAAGAGAGGTCATTTCAGCCTGTGCCGCAGTCATCGACTGCGAGAATTCTGTGGCCTTGTATTTTGCCAGAACGCCAAGAAGTTCGCCTGATGCGCCCTTTGGAAGCCCGTGCTTGTGCATAATGCCGCCAAGTTCTTCGAATAGGGGGGCGAATGCTGGGTCTTCTACATTCAGTTCAACTGAGAAATCTTCTGGCAGTTCAATTTCACCAAAATTGAAATCCTCAGTGAGAGCGTATTCGTATCCGCTCGCGTCCTCTGGAACATCGCCTTTGGCCTCGGCCGCAATAGCCTGTGCGGCTTCCATTTCTTGGTAATGGGCTGCAAAGCCGGCAAGGTCCGGTCCATCATCGCCCCGGAATTGTTCGGGCATAAACGAGTAGTCCGGGCCTTGCCCGTCTGCGCCTGTATCAGGTGCAGCGCCTGTATCAGGTGCTGCGCCCCCTTGGCCGCCCTCTTCCTCTGGCGCCCTCATTGGTCGGAATTTTGTCAGGTTTGTCATCAAATTCATCGCTCAAGATCCTCCTAAGATCGAGAGGTATGAAACTCTGAGCGTTGTTCGCGTCCAATGCACGGGGGTCTGATGAAATCGGAATGCTGCGTTCCAAAATGGCCTTTTCCAATAGTTCCAATAGGATAGCCCCCTCTTTACTGCCCAAAACAGAACGAACAGCATCAACAGCGATACGGGCTTCGTCACGCATCCCGATTTGTTCCAGCATGTTGATATAGCTCATTAGAGGTCCGGGTTCACTGAGGCGGCGCGGTAGGTGGTTCATTCTGAGTCTCTTCCTTTCTGATTACAGTCAGTTCGTCGCCTGACGCTTCAACAATGTTTTTGAAGGTGCTGTGAATGTCGATTGCTTCCCCGAAGCCTTCCGCAAACACGCCCGCCCCGAGCTCAAGGTTTGATCTTGAAACCATAACCTTGTCCTGATTTTGGGCTTTTTGCAGTGGAGAAACCAGTTTCACGGAAATAACATCGCCGTTGTGAGTCAGCGGTCCATCAAACTTTCCAAGCTGCAATCCGATAAATTCGACCCTCTGGATAAACGGCAGGAAAAATTCAGTCCACAAAGGGGCAGAAGGTTTTCCAATGCGTTGCTGAACCCTGCGCCGTTCATCAATCCATTGTGAAGCTGTTGGCGGGGTGTCGCCGCGCTGTCTCGGCCCGTCCTGATAGAACCGGGCGCGTAACCGATCTTCTAGCCTGTCCTCTGAAAAGAACCCGGTATCAAGGTTAGCCCCTTTTTGAAGCTCATAAATCTGGTCCCTTGAGAAGGTTCTGGATGCCGGGTGTGCGCGGCCTACTACAAGCCCCTCTGACATATCGAGCCCGCCATCGTCAGCATAGATAAATGTGTTTTCCAACGCCTGATCAAGGCCATCCAGAACGGCTTCATCGACAGCGTTGTAAACGCGCATATCCGGCAGGGCCTTCCAACCA